ATCATATTCACCTTTCATATCTTTAACATCATCTGCGAATCGTTGTGGACCTGATGATTTAATTTTTCCATCTTTAATTTTAGTTCCTAATTCTATTTTGTCTTTACCAACAACATCTATTTTTTTAAATAAATCAGCACCTTTAACTTTTTCCGGTTTACCACTTGTTTTTTTATCTAATGGTTCTGCTGTTCCACCTTTAATTGCTTTATCCATTGCATCTTTCGATTTATAAACAACAACACGACCAGTTTCTTTTGATTTGGCTTTGAATTGTTGTTCTACTTTTAATTTGTAAGCTTTAGTAGTGTCTTCAAGTGTTGGTAAAGATTCTCCGAACTTTCTTTCCCATACTTTTGTTTCTTTTAATAGTTGTTTAAGTTTCATAGTTTTTCCTTTAATAATATCTTATGTAATCTATTGCTTTTTGTGATAAAATACCTCTACAATCATTAACGACATCAGCTGCATAACTATCTACATAACTACTAAGAGCCATTGATTTATCTTTATCTGACTCTTTTAAATAATAGCTATACTTTTCATACAATCTTGATGAACGCTGTGATATTTCACTAGCGGCTTTAAATTGATTACTATCAAGTCTGTCTGATGCATTTTCTCCGTATTCTTTTTGCACAATTTTGATGTATTTTTTCATTGTTGGACTTTTTAAATCCATAACTTCTTTCATCATCTTATCAAGATGTTTTACGGTTTTGTTAACCATTGTTTTAATCTTTTTTGGGTCGTTTTTCATTTTTTTAACCAAATCAGCATATCGTTGTCTTTGTTGTTTTGCAAATTCTTTGTGGTCAGTAAATTTACTCGCACCATATCTAGCGGCTTGTCTAAGTTCTGCTTTTCTTAGAGCTCTCATAAACTCACCACCTTTTTTCATATCAATGTGATAATATTCTAATCCAGGAATACTTTGGATTGCTTTTAAACTTCTGTATCCAAATACATCTAGTCCAACCATTTGTTTTGAATAACTATCTACTTCACCTGCTGTTCCAATCTCTGCTCTATAACTTGAACCAGTGTATAAAGCTTTTCCGTCTTTTAATACTGCAACAAGTCTTCCTTTTGTAAGACCTACATATACTCTACCACTACTATAATAACCTTGTCTTACTTTACTTGGTAGGTATTCAACTGATTTACCAGCAACTGCAATAACTAAACCTTTTTTCTTTGGTGTTCTTAGTTTTTCAATATGATAGTCTTCTATTTTATTCCATTCAACCCCATATCTTTTTGCTGTTTGTGAAAAGAAGTCTCTATTTAGACCACCATATCCACTTGCTAAATTTCTCAAAACATCACTTTTAAATGCTTCAGTCAACATCATTGACTTTTTGACATTTTTAATTTCTTCTTTGATTATTTGTTTTAGTTGTGATTTAGTTATTTTCATATTATTTCTCTGTAATGATATCGTGAATTAATTGTTCTGTTCTACACCAAATACCACAATCTTCTCTTTGTTCGTAAGCGTTTGATAAATCAACTGATTCGTTCATTGGTGATAAAAATGCTCCGTGAGTTGAAGGATTTGACACAAAGTCAAATGCAATTAACTCAAAGTCTGGTTGAACTTCTTGAGCTCCACTTTCACCAAGTGTTTCTACTGAACCTAATCCTCTTGAACTAATACCTAGTTTGATACCTGATTTAAATAATTCTTTTAAAATGTTTCCACTTGGTGTTCCCAATACTTCCACGGTACCGACTAAATCGTTTCCGTTAAAATGCATTTCCATAACATTATGTGATGTATTTTGTAAATTGACTACTGATGAGTCTGGGTGGTCTAATTCACCAAGTGCTCTTTTTTGTTGAATGAAGTTTTCTGTGTATTTTTTAGCTTCTCTCATCAACAAATCTTTTGGATATACTCTACCATTTTGATTTTTAGATTCTGCTCTTTGTAATACACCTTTAACAATAAGTTTTCCGTCATTTGTTGACATAGACTCATTGATTTGTTGTGGTGTTACCTCAAATGGAATATAATCTACTATTAATTGTTTCATTACTTTACCTTTTTCTTTAGTCCTAACATAGTTCTCATAAATTTTGTTACATTAGAACGATATTCTCTTTTTAATTCTGTGGATAATTGTTTATTTACTTTATCCTTGTTTAAAACTTTATCAAGTTCATACATTGTTTTACGAAACTGAGCTTCTGCTTTTTGTAGTTTTCTTACTACTTTGGAAGCTTTAGCTTTATCAGCAACGCTTTCTGATAAGTTCATTATCGTAAATTACCTACTCTACTAGCTAATCTTACTAATCTTTCTGAAATACTACTTAATGCTTTATGTGTAGTTTTCCAATAATCTTTTGAATCTACTTTTAATTCACTTTTTAATCTTTGATTCATTTTAATTGTTTTGTCTAATTCGTTTAAAGAATTTTTAACTTCACGAATACTTCTACCGATTTTTTGTTTTGGTGTTAAAGATTCGTCATTTCTCCAATCGTGATAACGACCTTCACCTAACATTTGTTTTGTTCTGAAAAAGGTTGCGAGTTTTTGTATTGCTTTTTCAGCTGTTAGGATAGTTTCATAATACTTATTGTATTGTCTATCTCTAAGTGTTTTATCACCGACATTTGAAATATTTATGTAATCTTTTCTTAGTTTCCCTATACTCTTTACAACTTTTTGTAATGCACTAACTTCTTGTTTAGTAACTTCGTTTACTTTTGTAAATCCTGTTGAGTTTGTTGAGATGTCGTCTTCTTTCTTTTTATCTTGACTTCTTTTTTTCTTTGATTGAAAAGCGTAAGGTGTTTTTGGTGGCCCCTCTCCTCCGTCTAAATTACCGGTCATTGAGGCTTCACCGATTTGTTCTTTTTTCCAACCACCACCGGCCGCTTTATATTTTTTTGCTGCCCAAGCATTAGCATAAGCACTTGGATAGACATCAAATTTCTTTTTGGCTTGTGATTTGTAATAAGACCATTTGGAAGGATTAGTTGGTGTGTTTTTTTCTAAGAATAAATTAAGTTCTTCTTCTAAACCTTTTTGTTTTTTCTTTTTGGCTTGAGTGTTAGCATATTCGTTTGTAGAAACTTCTTCTTCTACAACTTCAATGATAAGTTTTTTTAGATTATTTAACGCTTGTGACATCTTTTAATTCCTTGATTAGTTCATAGTATCTCATTAAAGAAATAACTTGATTATCTTTAACGACCGACTTAGTTGTAAAGTTTTTTGCTTGATTGATAGCTTCCGTCAATTTGATTTTTACCACTTTATCATTTACTTTTCTAGATAGTGATTTTAACTCGTTTACAACCTTTATGATTTCTTCATTTATGAACTTACCAAAAGAATTAGAATTAGATATATTATTAATGTATTCTCTTAGAAGTGATTTTTGTGATTCTGATAAATTGGTATACTTTTTGTTGAATTTTTCAACCAAAATCTGATATGACAATAATTGAGTATCTCTTTCTTCTTTTCTCAAAGTTTCTACCAATGAATCTGGTTTTTGTTTCTTTGGTCTAGAAGTAATACCCTCTAAAATTGTATATTTAGTATCAACGACTTGTTTTGGATTAAAATCTATTTTTGTTGTTTCTACTAAAAATAACTTATAAATAGATGCCAAAGTTTTATAATTTGATACTCTTGTGTTAAAGAAATCTTTAGACGAAAAAGTTTCTGATATTTCTTTAATTAAGTTGTATTTCTCAACTTTTAATTCTTTATTACTAATTCTCTGTCTTGTTTTAATAACAGCTTCTAGTAATTTTTCTGCTCGTGATTCGTCTTGATAAGAATTGGTTAAGAGAATATCATATAACTCTTTCTCTTTTCCTAAAGCAGTGTTTTCATTAAAATACTTTTTTAATAAATTTACCGATTTTGATTCTTTATTATTTAAAATGTCAGCTGTTACCTGTCTTGTTAAAATTTCAAATAATAAACCTGTATTCTTTATCTTAGAATGTTTTATTTTTTGGGACATATTATTCCTTAACTCCTGTTTTTATAAACACCAATCCTTATTGATATACTCTATCAATTATAAATATAATGGAAGTAAATAATTAATCAATTTAATTGTCATTTAAAGACGAAGAAACTTCCTTTTCATATTCAGTTTCTACTACTTCAGCTTCATTAATTAGTTTCTTATCAATTTTTGATTTTAGTTTATCCAATCCTAATGATTCTCTATAAGATTTACCGTATTTTGGACTTGAACTACGAAGTTTTTTTCTTTCGTGATTACCTAATGGGTCACGACCTCTTGCACTTCCGTCTTTTCCGTAATGTGGCATTTCTTTTGGTCTACCAGCACCTTCCCAACCGCCTTCAGGAGAACCACCTTCTTCACCGATTTCTTCAGTTCCGGTTCTACTAGCTAGTTCTTCTTCACCTTCTTGTTGTTCTTGTTCTGCAGCCTGTTTAGGGTCATTACCTTCCGTTTTTATTGATTCGTATCTAAATTCTTGTATTTTATCTTCTACGATTTTTTCTTCAAATCCTTTTATTTCATCATCAGAAAACCCAAAGATTTGTTTATACGCCCAATCCTTAGATACTACTGAATTTTCTGATGTCAAGTCATTGAATGCCGTAATTCTTTGTCCTAACAACTCTAATTTCTCTTGTTCATAGATTTTAGATGGATTTGTTAGTTCTAAATCAAAGTCTACTAAGTCTTGGTCTGTATATCCTTGTGAATATAAATGAACAATACCAATCTTAGTTAATTCACTTACCATAATTCTTTGTATTCTTTCTACGGTTCTAGCAAATCTAACATCTTCTGCCGCTAGTGTTGCTTTTGATTCACCAGCTTTCTCAGCATATCCGTAATATGGCTGTGGTATCTTTAATGATGCTAATAATTTGTTTCTCAAATACTCAATATCGTCTGTTGTTTGATATTCTAAACCACCAAGATTTTCTATTCTTGTTCCACTATCTCCACCACGAACAGGTAAGAAGAAGTCCTCTGTGATGTTTTGGATATTGTATTTTAAATTATATTGTCCATTATCATCAATAACTGGAGCTTTCTTCATTTTACCAACTATCTTTTGCATATAATTGTCAACTTCTGCTGGTGGAATATTTCCAATATCAATATTGAATATTCTCTTTTCTGGAGCTCTCATAATTCTATGGATTAACATAGCGTCTTCCATAAGTGATAATTGTTTCCATACTTTACGACCACCCTCTAACATTGAACGACCATAAGGTAAGAAATTTGAATCAGAAATCATTCTAAAGTGAGCTACTTCATAATTCTCAAATTCTGACTTTGCTCCTTGTTGTGTTTGTCTTACATCTCCACTTTCCAATACAAACTTTGTATAGTGTGGATTCTCTGGGTCTTCACCCTCTACTCTTTGAACATCATAACTTGATAAAGGTTCTACATTTGTAATACCATATTTTTCATTAATATCTAATTTCAAAAAGAAGTCTCCATATTTACATAGATTTCTTGTCCACGGGTATAAATTAAACTCAATGTTTAAAATATCGTAATATAAATTATGTAAAATATCGTGTATTTGATTGTTATCAGATTTAATACTTAATATCTTTCCGTATTCTGATTTTAAAGTTGTTTCGTCTGCGTAAATATCAAGTGCTGATGAAATTAACGGGTCTGCATCCATTGCTTCGTAATCTCTAAACAATCCCATACGCATTGTTTTTTGATACAAAGATTGATTGTATCCACTCATTCCAGTAGGACTTTTGTATAGACGAGCAAATCTATCAACTAAATCTTTTCCTGCTACACTCTGAACTTGTGCTGTATCTGCTATTTTTAATTTTCTACCACCGACATTTCTAACAATTACATTTGTTGAGAATAGTCGTTGTAATCTACTGAATAAATCTCTTTCAGCCATTATTTCACCTCTTATTTAATTAACCAAGTTAAATCTTCTTTTTCCCCTTTAACATCCATTTCCCAAGAATCATTTGTTTCGGTATTTGAAGTATAAACTCCTGGATTGTGTCCAATACCTTGAATTGCTTTCTTAGAAAGTTCAATACCTTCACTTCGTAATCTTAGTGCAGTATCTCTGACCCAAAGGGCTATTGCAAAAGACATTACCAAATCATCATTATACCCGGTCATTGCTTCCGCTTTATTTCCATTATAAATAAATACAAATAATTCATCAATCAAACGATTACTATGAACCAATACTGATTCTTCTCTAAACATTTCCTCTAACTTTGCAACAATTAAAGGTCTTGTCTTTGATGTTGTTGAGAAACCAGGAACCATATTTCGTTCTTGACTTCTGTATCTATTTGTTATTTGATGTTGAACATCAACATATTGCAAATCTTTACTTGTATAAAACAAGTTTGGATATTCTCTATCAATGACTTGTTGAATTGCAGCCCAACCAATATTGTTGTTTTCCACAACCAACAAAGCATTGTTATATTCACTAGCTACATTAACTAGCATATTTCCAAAATCTTGTGTAGAGATTTTACCTTTATATTCGGCTACTTGTTCCAAAGATTCTACATCTATAATATGGAACGCTGAATAATCTGTTCCGTCACCTCTACTAACATCGGCACTTACCACATAATTTCTAGTATAGTTTGGTGGTTGCCATATCCAATAGTTAGAGTCTATACCTCTTTTTTCCATTGGTTCTCTTACACTACTTTCTTTCATTTTTTCAAGTAGTAAACCATCAATAACACCACGACCAGAAGTGATAAAGTCACAATCACATTCTTGAGCGGCTAATGAAGGCCCTAATAATTTATCTTGTTCATCTCTCCACTCTTGTCCTCTTTCAGGGTGAACCGACCAATGTAGATTGATAAAATTAAAATCATTTGTTCCACTTTCAGCACCTACCCAAGTTTTGTGGAAGAAATTACCAACACCATTTGGTGTAGAGATAATTAAAGCTCTACCACCAGTCGCTAGTGTTTGTTGTGCGGCTCCCCATATTGTATCTATCTTATCGATAAATGCAGCCTCATCAATAATCAACAACGACAAGGCTTCGGAACGACCTGATTCCTCAGAACTCGCTACCGCTTTAATTTGAGAACCATTTTTATATCGTAATGATAATTTGTTGTCCTCAACACAAGGTTGTTTTAACCAACCTGGTAAGTTAGCGTGCATCACTCTAACTTTTGTTACTAAATTCTTTGCTGTTTCTTGTTTTGTAGCAATGACCAAGATGTTTTTGTCTTGTTGAAATGTCATCATCCACAATGCATATCCAGCAGTTAATGTTGATAAACCCAACTGACGAGCTTTTAACACAATATTATAATCGTGTTGCATAAAAGATTGTAATGATTTTTCCTGAAAGTCATATAGATTAAAATTAACTTTACCTCTAACAGGGTGTTGGATTATTCCATACTTACCCAAAAAATAAACTGGGTCAGTTGCACACTTAGCATATTCTCTTTTAATAGCTTCTTTTAATTGTTTTTTATCACTCATTAATCAACTATTTCACCGGCAAGTTTTACTGAAACTGAAGTTGCAACTACACCAAATGTAAAATACAACCACTTGTTTTCATACCACTTAGGTCTGACAAGTTTAATCTGTTTCTCATATAAGACTTCTCGGTCTTTTAATATATTTACTTGTTGGGTTTTAAATGAAATTAACATTGAATCAATTTGTGCTTGATTTTCATATTTTTTCATTAACTCATCATAAATACCTATTTGCTCTGTTTGGTTCTCAACTTGAGTTTGTAAGTCACTAACTTTATTAGCCATATTAGTGACTTCTTCCTCAGTAAAAGTATACACTTTATCTTGAGAATAAATAAACCCAAACAAAGCCAACATTACTATTAACTTTTTCATATCGTTACCTTTATTTACTAAAATCTTTTAAGAACTCTGCGGCTTTATCAGAATCACCTTTTTCAAAAGTCTTTTCCATTTTCGTTGTTTTCTTTTTAGAAATGGTTAGTTTTCTTTTCAAAGAAGTAATTTCTTTTTTGTTCTTTTTCTTATTCTTTTCTAACTTAGCAATTTTAGTTTCAACACCCTTTTCTTCTTTTTTGGATTCATCAATCTTATTTTCAAGTTCTTTCAACTCTTTAGATTTTTTTGCACCCGCGATAGCACCAAAGATTGTTCCTATTACTGCTAGTAGTCCAAGTAGTTTTTTTAACATTATTTTTCTCCTTACCTATAAATAGTTGGTTATATGTTTTCTCTCATTTTTTTCAAGTCTTTTATAGCATCATCAGCAAGTTTATTTAGAGCTTTTTCATTAACTTGTGCTTTCTCAATTTTGACCTCTGGGTCTTTAATACCAACATCATAAACTTGGTCAACCGGTCTTTCTTTTCTCCATTGTTCAACACCTTGAATCATATCATCAATCCACGCTCTTTGATTGTCTTTTGCTTTGTTTATTGCCCAATCGTCGTATTTACCTTCAATTCTCAATTTATTTTCAAAGTCTATTTGACAATCAAAACAATGTTTGTATAAATACCAAAACTTGTTATCAAGTTTTTTCTTCATTGTTTTTTTACACTTAGGACAAAACAAAGGAACTCTTACCTCTGACATAATGTCAGTTAGTTCTGATTTTATATCACCTTTTTCTTTTTGTTTTCCCTCATAACCTACCATTGACCTTTTTTCAACTTCTTGTCCTTTTAGTAGATTACCTAACGCTTTATTCTGTCTTTCTGCTTCTTTACTATATCCTGCCATTAAAAACTCACCAACCCTAATATTTGATTTACGGGTGCAAAAGCACCAGTAAACTTATAGGTTTTTCCTTTATATTTAAATACCACTCCTTCAACCGGAACTATTTTCTTTAATCCACCGATTGAGTTTAATTTTTCTAATTGTTGTTTTAGTGTATTCATCTTTTTAATATCACCACCAGCTCTAACTCCATTAGAAGCCTTGATAACATCTTTTCTAATTTTTTCTACAGCTTTCGTTGGATTAGCTGCAATAAAGTTTGATAAATTTAATAATATATCTGCACCTACTGAAAAGAAAATCTTTTCAAATGGTAACATATTTTTCTTAACCATATTTTTGTGGTTTTGTTTATCTGTATTCATAACCCAATCTAAAAACTTTGGTTGTTTTTTTAAGTCATTTTTTATTTGTGGTATTTTATAACTTTTATCAAAAAACGCCCATCTTTTAGTTAATTTTTTCAAAATTGTTTTTGGAACTCTATAACCAAATTGTTTTCCTGCATTAAAAATATATTCTTCCCAAAAAGATTGGTGATATTTACCTAATGTATCGTTATCTTTCAATCCGTATTGGTTTTTTAATTTATCTACTCTCTTATTATAAATATCAACTTTTTTCCCAAAATCAATTTTTTTTGGTAAATCTAAAACTCTTGGTTTTATTATTTTAAAATGTTTTCCAATGTCTTGATTTACTTGTTTAATCATACCTTGCAACATTCTACCAGAACCTTTTACTTCACCTACTGCATTACCATTTTTATCATATTTGATTGAATTGTGAAATTGTAATATTTGTTTATCGTAATCTATTACATTTGATGATGCTGGATAAATAATTTCCAAGTTCATAAATATCTCACCATTTTTAAAAATTTTATCTTTTTGTTTATCTGATAAACTATTGATGGATTTTGTTAAGTCTGACATTGCAAAAACAAAAGCATCTCTAATGTCACCACGACCACTAAACTTTTTAGCTACTCCTTTTGCATCTAAAGCGTTTTGTCCACGATTTTTAATCTGTCCTTTGTTTCTTGCTGCTAAAACTTTACCATCACGATAAGTAATCATTAAATTTTGTCCGTCGGTTTTTTCTGTTACGGCATCTTCACGATTAAGTTCACCTGATAAACCTAATTTGATAATCTTTTTTAAATCAGCGAAAGTCAATTTATTATCATCAAACGGGTGTGACATATGTCCATATGCTCCACCCTCTAATAAAAGATTTTCATTAATACTTTTATCTTTTATTGCACTTTTCTTTGGTGTTTTGTCTGTGGTTACAAATGTATCGTATTTATCACTAGGGCCGTGTTCAAATTGACGAACATCTAATTTTATTTTTGGTTCGTAATTTTTTGGTAATTTGTTTTCAATACCAATAAACTTTACTGCTCCAGGAATTAAATAAAGTATTAATTCTTTTTTATTTAAGTTCATTAATATTTGACTTGATGTCCATAATTTATTCTGAGCTCTTACTAAATCAAATTTAGGGCCTTTACTTTGTGTATCGTTGTAAAATAATGGAAATACTTTTTTGTATTCTTTTTCATTATCTATTAATTTTTTTGCGTTTTTTAATCTTAATTCAGATGATATTCTATCTGGTCCTCTTGTGTATCCTTGTTCAGGGTGTTTTATTCCGTGATTAGTTCTAACGATTGATGATTTATCTATGTCGTGTATTTTTACTGATGGTTTAGTTCTACTTGTGTTTTCAATCACAACCAATTTTTTACCATCACTAACGATAGTGTGTCCTTTTACACCGGTGTCAAATTTTACTAATGATTCAACTACTTCTGCAAAAGTATCTTTTGACAAAGCGTGTCTAATACGAATTCCGTCTTTTGAAGGAGCTTTCTTTTTCTTTGCTTTATCGAAATCTTTTTCATCTCTTTTTACGAACAATGCTGAATTAACCAATCCAATACCATTTGAGTTCATACCTTCTGACCAATCTGTATCTTGGTCTTGAACATAACAAACTTCATTACCATTTCCACTTATCTCTCTAACTACTTTTAATTCTGGTGTGTAGTTTCTATCACGATTTTTTCCAATCACAATATCATCACCAAACTTTTTAGAAAATGCTATGCACTCGTGAACTTCTTCGTGATTTGAAATTTCTTCTATTTCATTTGATAAATCTAATGATTCTTCTAATGTATTTAATAAAGTCATACCAGAACCTAATTGTTTTCCTGTTAGTTTTGCTCTTTCGGTATTTCCTAAATCATAACGACCTGGTAAAACTGGTGATTCCACTTCAACACCTGTATAACCACTTAAATCTGGTTTAATTCCCATATACTTAATTACTTCATATCCTAATTGTTTAGATATTCTGTCTGCTACTTCAATGTATCTTTTGATTGGTTCTTTAACACCAAATCTTTTTCCGTAATCTCCGGTGTTTTCTCTACCAAAAGCAACCGAAGGAACTATATTATATTCTAATGTGTAATCATCTTCTGGATTTTGAGCTGTTTGACTGATTAAATAATCATATACTTCCCAACCATAAGTTTTACCCATTTCTTTTACCCAATTACCAGCAGTTTTTTCATAATCAGTAAACCCTTTGTAAAAAGTTGGTGGGCCATCATCAGTTGGAAAGTTAGCACCTGTTGAAGCTTCTTTGATAAGTTTTTTAATGTAATCTTTGTTTTCAACAATAAATTTAGAATACACTTCAAATAATTTTCTAAATTTATTTGTCAACATATTGTAAACGCCTTGGTCAAAATAACCAAATGTTTTTTTAAATATTATTTTTCTACTTTGTTCTTTTACTTTTGGACTACCTAATAATTTTCTGATTTCTGTTCCACTTGAAATACCACTTACATTTACATGCGGTGCTGTATAAATGTATCCGTGTGTTTCATAACCTACCATATTGTTTTTATTTTTCTTGAAATCTTGGTAATAAGTTAAACCACCTGATTTTTTCTTTCCACCCTTTAATCTTCCCGCATCTTTTGCACCAAATACATAAATAACTGCTGTTTTTTCGGCATCAAATCGTTTTAATAAATTATTTGCTACATAAGGAACTCTTTCTTTAACGATACGATTTTTTGGAATACCCATTTTGACCATATGTCGAACTTTTTCTTTAAAGTTCATTGGGTGTCTTGGTGGAGCTTTAATGTCTGATGTTGTTATGTAAACTTCACCAAACTTTTTTTGTAATGCTTGAAATACTTTTTTGTGATGTGGGCCAAAAGGTTGAAATCTACCTGGATAGACTGCTATAACCTTTTTTGCTTTTACTTGTTCGGTTATAAAAGGTGTGATTAATTGTTTGACTAATCTATCCATTTATACTACCAAGTTCTACATGCCCAATATCTAGCTTTATGTTTAGGGCCTGGATTATCACAATTGTGTCTAGCTCTAAATGATTTTCTTGCTCCTGGATTGGATTTTCTAATTCTCATTGTTCCACCTTTAGCTTTACCACCTTGTCCAAAATTAACTTTTACAACATTACCTTTTGGATTCTTTACATAAACTTTAAATTTCTTTTGGTCTCCTTGCATAATTTTATTTAATTTTACTTTACGACCTTGATATTCTGCTTCTTGTAAAGATTTGTCTGTGATAAATTCAAATGTGTATCCGTATCCTTTACCATTTTCTTCATAGTAAAGTTCTACTTCTTCTTTTACACAATTCGGCACCATTTTACCATTTTTCTTTTTCATACCGATTTGTTGATATCCTACCCAACAACTTCCTCTTGCTTCTTTCATAGTATTCTCCATATAAATATCTTTAACACCATTCCAATTAATATCTGTCATTGCGTGTTCTGGTTTATGTCTCATCATACCTTTAATTTTACCTGGTCTGAAGTCTCTATAATGTGGAACAACCTCAATACCTCTATCATCTACTCTGTTAGCGTTAAATCGATTGTATCCGTTTTTCTTTG